CGGAATGCCATCGGGCCTTTTGCTGCCAGTGCCGGGGACGCTTTGGTTTTACGCCGCCACTTGTACTGCTCCAGATCGATGATCTTGCCGTGGTCGCGTTCGGCCATTTCGCCCAGCTCGATTTCTTCCTGGGTTAAGCTGGCCCGTAATTCTTCGCGTTCAGCCTCATCTAAAATAGGCTCTCTCAATCGGTCATCAAAGAACCAGGGCCAGAAGCGAGAGTGCCAGCCACCCTCTCCGGCCTTGGCCATCATATAGAACCGATAGAAATAGTCCCCTTTTAATTTGGGGCTGGACTCGATAAAAATATTTGTGGTTGGGTCATTCAGCGCGGGCTGGATGCCTTGCAGTAATTCTTCCGGGTACACCCATTCAGCCAATTCTGACAGCAGAGCGTTTCTAAGGGTAATGGATCGGCCCTGGCGTCGGCTGACCGTTGGGCTCTGGCCTGGTCCCCGGCAGCTATAACTGCTGGAGATAGACGGGAATCCCAGCTCTGAATTGTTGTCAGTCTCTGCCGGTGGCAGGACAATCAGAGGATCTTTCTGTGGGATGCTGTTGAACGCATACCGAACTTTTTCTTCCAGCATTCGCTTACTGGCGGGCTCTGTCTGACAGAACAGCCAGGTCTTGGTGCCGGGAAAAAAGATGGTGTCATGCAACAGTAGCGCATTGATCAGGACAGACCCGCCAATTTGCCGGGACTTCAGATTCACCTCCCGGATTCCCTGGAACCGCATGACCACTTTGCCATTGGCCAGCTCATAGGGTTTCCAGTAGAGAGAGAGGAGAATTTGATAATAGTGAGCCTGAAAAGAGTTGAGGACAAATGGCTTTTCACGGCCCTTGACATCAATGATTTTCAGGCAGCGTTCGATCCAGAGCTTTGGATCAGCCCTAAACCGCTTCCAGACTTGCTTCTGAAGCGTTCGGATAGCAGAGGACATTAGCCCTCTTTGTCAGCTTCGGCAATCAGGTCAGCGTAGTCAGACGCAATGCTGGCCTTGATGTCCTGCTTGATTTCTTTTTTGTCAGACTGGCCAAGGCGTTGTTTGCCTAACCAGATCTGCATGGTCGTGTCGCCAGACATTGCTTTGGAATACTGCGCTGTGCGAAGCAACTGATCGCCGTGCGCCCTTTTTGCCTGAGAATAAGCAGAAAAATCCATTTTATGAACACGCTTACATGCGTTGTAAAGCGTGTCAGGATGATAGCCCAGCGCGGCGGCGACTTCTGTTCCTGTGCAACCCGCCTGAAGCATCTTATCCACTTTTTCCCAGTCAATGATTGCTTTAGGACGCCCGGCCATTTTTCACCTCCTCGAATGTTTCACCCGTGGATTCCAGTATGGCTTTTTCGCCAGTAAAGTCCTGCCAGCGCTTGATGATGACATCGCAGTATCTGGGGTCAAGCTCCATCAAACAGGCTTGTCTGCCGGTCTTCTCGCAGGCGATCAGGGTCGAGCCGCTGCCGCCGAAAAGGTCAAGCACGAGACTCGGGGCGCCGTAACGCTCGAAACACCACTCAGCGAGAGCAATAGGCTTTTGGGTGGGGTGAACTCGGGCTTGGCCGTGTTCACTCGCCTTGACCATACCGTGCCACATATGCCGAAAGACATCGACGCGAACCCCGCCATTAACGAAGGCGAGTTCTGCGCCCGAAAAGGTGTCGCCCTCACGCTGCTTGTCCCATACAATCCAGCCGTGCCCATCAGGCAGAACGCTCGGATAATAATTGGCGCCCCAGAAGATAAGGGTAGATTCGCTGTATTCGGAGGCACAAAGGGCGAATGCCTGTTGAGCAACACTGACGTCCTGATCTCCGAGGATCTCACCAAAGTCATTGCCTTTCACGCCGTTTGCGGTGATACCCTTGCCGGTGTGAGCAATGCCATAAGGCGGGTCAGTGAAGATCATGTCAGGCATGGCACCTTGCATCAGCAGGGCGATGACATCAAGTTTAGTTGAATCCCCACAAGACAACCGATGCTCACCCAGAATCCAAAGGTCACCCAGAATGGAAACTGCTTCTTCTTCAGGCTCTGGCGCATCATCAGCGTCTATCTGACCGGCATTACCAGCGCCACTTCCATCTTCCCAACCAGGAACATCCAAACCCCATTCGGTCAGCTCGGCTGAATCCCAATCATTCGCCAGCATATCCCAGTCCCAATCACCGTTGGCGATGTTGTCACGGATCATGATCTCGCGCTCTTTTTCTTCTGTCAGTTCAGGCAAAAGAGCGGTGGGAACGTCTTTAATTCCGATGTCTCGGGCTGCTTCAAACCGCTGATTGCCAGCGATAATAATCAGCTCTCCAGTGCGGTCTGAAAGGATGATGGGTCTGGCCTCAAAATAATCTGGATTCTCCCGGATGGAAGTCACCAGCTTTTTGAATGAAGTGTCCTTGATTGTCCTGGGGTTTTTGGGGTGCTTTTTAAGCGCAGAAAGCGGCCTATATTGGACCTGAACCATCTGTTTCTGTGGCGATGGTTTTGCAGATGTTCTGGCCATTAGTTGTCGCTTTCTTTGTTCAGAACGATGCGCTGAAACGCCCGCCCAAGCACGTCAAACGATTCGCTTTTGTGCTCTTCTGTGACCTTGGGCATCATCTCAAATTGCTTCAGGTAAGGCTTGAAAATGCCTAGGTGGACCCCAATGACGTATTCATGCCAGCCGTTGACGCCCATCCCACCGACCTGAACCCGGATGCGGCGCAGATGCCGGATCACGTCGTCCATCTGGTCAAAGGTCACGTCTGCCATCAGGCTTTTGCCCTGGGGCTCAACATGAGGCATGGGAATAGCTTTGTCGGCCTGCAACTGTGCACGGGAGTTATGATCGCTCTTCCTCAGCGAACCGGAATAGTATGCCCGCACCAGGTTTAACAACTGATGCAGATTGACTTGTCGCCAGAGAGGAGGAGGGGGGAGCTTTTTCTGAGGAGTCTTGAGTTTTTGGGCCATCTTACCCTTGACTTTAACACAGCCGGGGCAGGGGTAAGCCAATCAGCGCAAAGGTTTTACCGCTGCGGTAACGGTGGGGATGGCCAGGGCTTCATGTACCGGGGGTCACGGACTCCCCAAAGGAGATGTTGCCCGCTGCGAAATTGATCTCTGACGGGACCAACAGCAGATTCAGATACCAGCAGTCGTCACACTGGAAGAGATCGGCCCGCTTCAATACGCCAGCTTTGAGCGCCTGGTAGTCCTGTGGCTTGGGCAGGTCGAAGGGGATCAGGGTTCTGCCGTGGGGTCCGTCGCCATGTCCCAGCAGGAGGATGCAGGCCCTATGGCCCTCAATGCTCAGGCTGTTGGAGTAGTAGACCAGCTTCCGGGGGTTGATTGGCCCATCCACTACGCTGAATTCTTCGGTGGCCCGGCGATAGGCCGCGACAGAGGACGCCACCATTTTACAATGTGCCCCGCCCAGGATTGTCTCTCTGCGCAGGCTGTTGTAAAAGGCTTGGTGTAAACTATCGCGGTCGGTCAGCTCCTCATGCGCCCGCTCATGCACCCACTGACAGCACCGGGCAAACTCGATCAGGGTGTCGGTCAATTCCTGCGCTTGGGCGGGCTCTGGCAGCAGGCGGGCTTGTAGGTGGATCAAGGTTGGGGCTCCTTTAATTTCATCTGTCTGATATAAATTGTTTCGGATTTTTTTGGGGTTCCTACCAGAACAGGAATCAGCGGAGTATTCATATCTGGTTCCCACTCTCCCATGACATCAAGCGGGGGCTTTGTTTCCAGATCAAAAGCATTCCGGTCCTGCTCCGGCTGGGCGTTAGAAATGCTCATCAGAATCCCCTGTATCTTTGGCCGGTGGAAAGTCCGCCATTCTTATCAATTGATTGCGAGTGCGCTCAACATCTGCTGTCCCCAAAGAGCTAAAGCTGTGAACAACATAACTGGGTGAAATGCCGTCAAGAAGCTCCACTGGCATGGGTGGAGATCCTTGGTATACAACGACTTCTTTTCTCTGGAAGCCTCTGATTCTCAAAATGGCATCATGGGCCGGCAGCCTTCCATTTGCCCTGAATGAATCAGCCAGGCCCTGCTCCAATTCATTCAGGGCCTGCTCAAAATTGTCGAATAACTGTTTGATGTTGGTCATGCCATCTGCCCCACATTCGCACCGGTCACAATATCGCTAAGGACTTCAGGCAATGGCATCAGATGCCGGATGAATTGATTCAGATCGTCCTGCAAAACCAGCAGATTGCCATGCGCAAACAGAATGATCTCCATTCGCTGACCTGACATTCTGAGCGTAGTCAGCAGGTTGTGCATGTACGTATGAACAGCAGCGCGATTATCGGCAATTCTTGCAAGCTCAAGCACTACGCAGGATGTGGATATGCTCCTGCCCATTTTGGCTTCAGCGCGTCCTTTGCCGCTTGAATCACGGTCAATAATGGTTTTTGAAATCCGGGTGGTTGACCCAAGCAGAGCGACCCCTAAGCTGTCGCAAAAGTCATAGCTGCCAAGCACAGGAACTACAGCACCAGCATGACGCCTTTTGAGATGTTGAGCCAAGGCTGAAACCTCTGGCCACAGAGTCACCTGATTAAAAATGTTCATCTATCCAAATCCACCTCTGCGGAATCTTTAAATACACCAGCTAGAACCTTGTTCTTGCCCAAGACCACCCACCTCAGAACGGTGTCCCGGAGCGTCTTGGTCTGAACACGCGCCAATTCAAAGCATTCTGGGCAGACCTCACCGCTCCAGTTCAACCAGTTTCGACGCTGCCCCCACCCGCCTTTTGAATAGCCAACCTGAATCACCAAGCCATTCTTTTCTGTCATGACAGACCCGCATAAATCGCAGGTTTCAACAGAGATTTTACCCATTCACTCCGCCCCCTCGCTACTTGGTTTATTCTCAAGGGGGGCATACCCCAACCTAGCGGCATCAGCTTCCCAAACCGCATAAACCGTGTAATCAATAGTCACGGGCGCTTCAATAGATGTCTGAAACAGAAGAAAATTCAGCATCAAAAATGCTTTTCTGCCATCCTCAAACCGCAAATCACCAATGCGCATTGGCTCTTTGGAACCGGAACCAGACCAGGACGGGCCAAAGCCTTTCACATCTATATGGGAATAGCCGCTTAAATTTCTGGCGCTCATTTCGATAGCTTTTCCATCCCGGAAATTGAATTGGAAAGTGTGGTTGTGCCCAAAGAATTTGAGACAAAAAGCCGTGCCCATGCCACGAAATAGAATCAGCCTGCCAGACAAAACAATTTCAGCAGGGCCAGAAGTAATCTTGTCTAAACTCAAACCTTCAATCACTTTCTCTCTCCTCTCGGTGCTTGCGCGATCATCCATTCATAAGCGGATTCCATGCTCCTGGCAAAGTGCCCGGCATCAAAGACAATCGAGCTTGAGATCTGATCGCGGATCTCCTGCCTGATCAGCATCCGGGTGTCAGGGTTGAACCCGGCCATTTTGGAGCCGAAGCCCACAGCCAACCTGACATAACCCTCTGGCGTGTTGGCGATATAATCATCCAGCCCACAAGCCCGAAGAATTGACACCGTTGTATTGACGCCCCCAGCATTGCAGGCCAGCACGGGGCAGCCCATGTACAGGGCCTCGCTGGTGGTGACGCCGCCCTGGTAGGGGAAGGGGTCAAGGCAGATGTCCACGCCGTGATACCACTCCATGAACTCGCGGCGGGTGGCCTGCCCGCTGCCGGTAATCCGGTTGGGGTCAATGCCTTGCGCTTCAAAGCGACCCTTGACGACGGCCAGCACTTCAGGATCTGACAGCCCCTTGGCCTTAAGGCTGAGTGTGGAGTGAGGTGTATAGCGGAGGATATGCGCCCAGCATTCGATCACCGGAGCGCCCACCTTAAACAGGCTGTTGGCGCTGCCAAAGACCACGCCTTGCCGGTCAGGATTTTGCAAGGGAATCTCAGGCTCTGGACGGTAATACATATTCGTCGGGATTCTGGCCAACTGCTCACAGATCAGATGGGCCTGGCTATCAGGAACCATGGACTCATCCAGGATCGCGAAGTCAATCGCAGGGTGGTTGATGGGCGTGATGAAGCCCAGCCCTGTGGCAATCCGGGGGGCAGGCTTACGGGCCAGCAGGCTCAGGCGATGGCCGGAACTGTACCCGCTCAGGTCCACCAGCAGATCCAGCTTGTCATTGGCGATCAGGTTGGCCGCTTGGCGGTCGTTGCGCTTGGAGATGTCGCGCCAATGCCCCACCTGTTTAAGCTGCT